AAATGTCTAGTCCTTCAGTTCCGCAATTACCTTCGAATACTAAAGCACCTGTTGCATCTGTTCCATCATATAGTTTGATATTACTGTTAGCTACGCCTTCAACTTGAATATAAGTTATTCTAGCTGGTCCAATAAATGAACCTGAAGCGTTTGTTGCTCTACCAAATCTACCGTCAGAAGTTCTTGTAGAAAACTGTTGGTCTGATGATGCCATATTTTATCTCCTAATTAATTTTAAATGTGGGGCCGAAGCCCCACACTAATTACTTATTATGCTTCTTTAGCAAATACACCTTGTACGTCAACAACTGTCCAATGCGCTGTTGAATTCAAAGATGCACATACTACAAAGTCACCAACTTTTGATGTTGCTTTTGTATTAATAAGATCTTTGTTGTCTGTTAAAGATCCAGCATACAAAATACCATCATTAGCATTTGGACTAATAGTTAATGTATTAGTTCCATCAGTTCCTGTATTTACAAAAGTAAATACTCTTCCGATAGAAATTGCAGGTAAAGTAAATACAACACCATCAGTTGATGATGTGAAAGTTTTACCAGAATCGCCATTTACTACTGTGTAGTTAGATGATTTGTTTTCTAGATTGAATCCAGTTAAACCTGCTTCGTTGAATTTACCTTGCAGAACTGGTCCTCTAAATAGTGTTTGTGCCATGTTTATATCCTCCTAGTTTTCCGAACATAGTCTCTAGGCCGTCGACTATACGCGTCTATGTTCTAATTAAATGTATAGTGTGTATTTTATAGCTTAGTTTTGTGAGAAGTGCAAGAGAGCCTTAATAGAAAGTGCGATTTCAGCGATGTAGCGTTTTTTGTGTTACGTAGCTACAGAAACGTCAGGTGCAGCGTCTTCTATCTTATTAGTCTGTTGAGCAACTTGTGCTTCAGCTAATTTGATGTGACTGATGACTTGTCTAATTTTGTCATCAATTCTCACCATATCAAGAGTATATCTTTTCTCCTGATTATAGTGCTGCGACCATTCAAGTTCTAGTCCTCTTTTCTTCGTGTAGAGTTCCTGAACGTGTGTCATTTATAACCTCCTCATAGGTTAACCACATTTTAGATTTACTAGTAAATCCATCTTTTTCCCATACAATATCATTTTCTCCTAGTTTGTCAACTAGTGCATTTTCAAAAGCTTTATCATCATCTTCTGACACAAGATTGAAGTCAGCATGATAGCCATATGCTCTGATTTGTACTCGGAAAGTTTTCATGGGTTTTTTCTTTCTATCATAAAAAAAGGGCGGCTACAAGAGCCGCCCTTAATTATTCAGTTAATCTAGTGATTACGCACCAGGTGAACCGAAAATACCTCTAGGGTCTGAGAATCCGAAAGAATATCTCTCTCTAGCTTTGTATCTTACGTTACCTGTATCGAAGTCACCTTCCATAGCTGTCTTAATTGGAGATCTAACGAACATTTTTAATCCGTTAGGTACATCTGTCTTGATGAAGAACGCATCAGTGTCAGTTAAGTAGTTGTTCACTACATAACCTTGAGGAACCATCCCCATTGATACTACTGCGTTAATATCATTGTCAGCTGTTCCAACTCTACCTTGAGATTTCATCAATCTCTCAGCAGTAAATTGAAGCTCAGAAGGAATAATCATTTTTACTCCTCTTGCTGCAATTTTAAGACCTCTCTCATCAGTGAACGCGGCGATATCAATTAAAGACTGCTCTAACGATGTTTCGTTAAGATCAGCTGATGTGCCTAATTCATTTGAGAAAGTTCCAGCTATCGTTGGGTGAACAGCAGAACATAGTTCTACTCCGTCACCACCAGCAAAGTTTGCGTTAAATGCATTGTTTAATACATTCGCAGCTTTTACTTGCTTAGTGTTTGCCATCGATCTTGCCAAAGCTTTTGTGTATCTAGAAGCTAGTCTATCGTAAAGATTGTCTTCGATAGCTTCTTCCGTGATAGCAAATGCTAAAGCAATTGTTTCATGCGAATATCTAGCCGTGAAAGTTTCTTGTGCATTGTCAAAAGTCACGCCTGAACCTTCAGGTTTAACTTGAGCGTTTGCGAAACCAGATAACATTACTTCTTCTTCAAAAGCTCTGTCACTGTTTTCTGTGTCGAAAATTTCAGCATGCTGATTTTCATATCTTTTATATTCCAGTCCGAATAGTGCATTCAAACCTGGCTCTAGTTCTTTAACTAGTTGTCCTCTACTTATAGCCATAATTATATACCTACCGTTCCTTTCAAGAAATGTTCGTTGATAATAACTACAGCGTTAGTGTCTGCTGCTCCCGCTTCATTATTATCTGGATCTTTTGAAATCCCGATCACTCTTAGTTGAGCTGTCGCAGTTTTAAGATCAGAATGATCTAATTCCACTTTAGACACGTAGTTTGGCGAAGAGCCAGCTGCGTATACTATATCAGCGTTAAGTCCAATTTCTGCAACTGCTAATGCAGCGTCAGATTGGATTTCAAACCTTTCATAAGGGTCATCACTTACAAATCCAACAATGTCTGATGCAGTGTTAGATGCGTTAAGGTGATTAGCATATGTAGGCTTACCTGTAGTTGCATCAGTAAAGAAAACACCGTTAAGTGAACCTAATAATACTGCAGCTGCTGTTCCTACTACAATTTTACCAGTTGCCGCCATCATTATGGGATCATTCTGATAAATCGCAGTTGAACTTGCTGCAATACCATATTCACTTAACCCTTGGTTGTCTCTATTCTGACCAACTTTTCCGATTGCTTTCAGTCCGAAAGCAGCGTCTTTGTTTGCCATGTTTTTTCTCCTTTAGTAAATCTACTATCCGCAGATTTACGGGTTAATGTTATATGTATTTTGATATCACAAAGAAATTATTTCTTCGTACCACCAAAAGTTACACGAGTCTGCCTATCAGCGTTGATTGGCATACTTGAATGTTGCTCCTTCATAAGATCGTTGTTTACTGCGTCGTCTCTGTCCTTAGTTTGCTGAGCAAAATAAGCTTCTCGAGATTTGGCGATCTCTTCTGGTATCCTAGCCAACACTAGGCCTCCAACTCCGATCACTCCTGCGTATTTGCCGTCTTTCAGTTGTGGATACTCTGAGTCAGGATATTCATCAGCTCTCACTAATTCCCATCCGGATCTCATTTTACCTGACATGTTTTTAGTATCGTCAAATCCTAAAACTTCAGTTCGTATCCATCTGTGCCTGAATCCGTTTGGCGCAGGTGGTGCATCTAAGCTAGATGGTGGAGTCCAAGTCTGAGGTCTCTTGTCTTTTTCTCTTGACTGGCTCGCACGCGGGGTCTTCATTTTATCGTTTTCCATATGCTATACCTCCTTCGTGATTTTTAATTGTTTTGCATAATCTTCTAATGGCACTCCTAATTTTTTAGCGATAGCAACCTGAGAAGGTGTGAGTCTCACGGTTTTGCGACCAGATCTGTTTACACTTCGCTTCGCTGAAGCTACTATTTGTGTCGGTTTGGTCGTATCATTTTGAACCTTACCATCAGTTGTATCAAATTTATGCGGAAATTCAAGTCTTATTCTCTTATCTATTTCCGAATAATATTCGTCAGTCTGAGGATCAAATCCTTCTTCATCCACTAGTTTTTTGTGTAGATCAAATGCAGTATATGTCATAGCTGTATCTGTACCAAACCACTTATTTTTAGATCCCCAAGACTCTGCTTTAGGGTCTGCTTGCGCTGTTTGTTGAGGAGATACTTTAGGTATTTCCACTTCTTTTGGTTCAGCTTTAGCCATATCTTCATATGCTGCTTTTGCTTCATTAAGTCTTGCTTCTTCGTATCCAAGTCTAGCAATCTCTTTACCAGCTTCAACTTCTGCCGCAAGATCTCCTGCTTCTTTTGCTGCTGCTAACTTAGCCGCTGCTGCTTGTAAACCAGATGTAATTCTAGCTTCTCTATCTTTAACACCAGCTTGTTCAACTTTAGAATATTTCTTTAGAAGTTTTTCTTTTTGTTCTTTTTGGTTTCTAGCAAAAGATAAAGCTTCGTCAGCTTGTCTTTGTGCTTCTCTCCATTTCTTCGTAAGTTTAGATATTCTTCTTTGAACGTCTTTTGAATACGTTTCTAATTCTTCTTTCTTCTCTTCAGGTTTTTCTTCCTGAGTAGCTTCTGGCTTCTCGTCACTCGCTTCTACCTTCTCTTCTTTAGGTTCTTCAGCTTGTGGCGCGGGGCTAGAGTCTTCTTCCTTAGTTTCTACTTCATTCTCTGGTTTTGGATTCTCAAGAATAACTTCAGTATCTTCTCCAGAGGTATCAATATCAACCATAGGCACGTCATTTTTATTTTCTTCTTGCATAGTTTCCTCCTATGTTAAATGTAATGCAATACAGATTCTGGATCCTTAATAGTACCCAAAACCTCATCGTCGTTAAGAAGACGGACTTCTCCACCTTCTATTGGTAAACGTGATCCTGCATACCTTGCAAAAATCACCCAATCTCCTTGTTTGCACCAAGCGCCTGTTGGAAATTTTTCTTTATCTCCATAAGCCATTGGTCCCATCTTTACAACATAACCACAGTTTGTTGCGATCCGTGCTTTGTCTAAAGATTCTTGTGCAATGATAATACCACCTTTAGTTTTTTCTTTTGGTGTAAAAGGTAAAACTAAAAGCCTCCAACCAGATGGTTGTGGTAATTCATCTTTAATGTCTGATACATTAGTTTCGTCTACTCTTTTTGCTTCTTCTACAGACTCAACTTGTTGTTCTTTATACTTTTCTTCCAAAGCGTTTTTATGCTTTGGGACCTCTTTTGTCGAGGTCGATAACTGTTCCTTGCTCATCTTTTTGCTCCTTCATGTTTAGCAGGTTAGAGATTTCCTGAGAAATATATTGGTAGGCATGTGCCTGTCCCATCATATACTTGTATTTTTCCATGTTGTCAACGGTTCCACTTAACATTGAGTCACCAATGTTTTGGTAGAGATCTTTTAACTGTCTTTGTATTTTAGTGATTAGTTCTATATCGTGCATTATTTTACCCATCTTTCTATTAGTTTAAGTTTATCTTCAGCTTCTGCAATCTTACCAAATAGCTTATCTAATTCATCTATATGCTGTGGATGTTCTCCAATACCTACAGAACTTTTTAAATAAATATTAATGGTTGCTATTGCTTCGGCTATTTGTGCTTCGTATCTTTTTTTAAGTGCTTCTAACATTTCCAACGTCTCCGTGCCTGACGGATACGTGAGTTTGGATCGTTTCGAGTTTTTGCAGATGACCTTTTTAATTGTCCTAGTGATCTAGCGCAGTATGATTTTCTGCGATTTGCAGCTTTCGATCCAGGCTTCACTTTTCCTGTCACAGCTGTTTTTAGTTTTGAACCGGGATTTGCTCTTCTATAGGCAGCGACACCCGCTTTTGTCATGCCTGCTCCAGACTTTGTAGGTCTGTAGTTCTTTTTAGTTTTAGGAATAGGATTACCTTTTGAAAAATATTGTCTCATTAATCTAACATTCCTTTGTAATATTTTGCATAAGATGGATTATTTAATTTAACACCACCATATGTAGAATTAATTGCTGGACCAATATAACCACCAGCACTTGCTGTTTTTCTTTTAGCAAATGTTTTTACGTTAGTTGGTTTTGGACCTGTATTACTTGCTGCTCTTTTTCTGCTGACAGCAGATGCCTTTTGTGAGCTTGTCATCCGTGTGGCTTTGGCAAGTGGTACGCATTTCGGATATTTTCTTTTGCTGCCCTTTGATCTTCCGCACGGTTGATATTTCCCGTTCTTCTTCGGAGCTCCTATATCTACCCATTTCTCTTGTACCCATTTTCTTAGCGACATCTTCTTTTTCTAGCCAATCCTGCAACTTGAAGTCCGCCATTAGCTGCTTTCTTACGACTACCTTTTTTACCGCCTGGTGTTATTTTACCAGAGCATACACCTGATGCATACATATTGGCATAGGCCGATGGATACACTTTAAATTTACGCTTCGCTGCTGCTTTACCTTTTGCACAAAGTTTAGCCATTAGCTACCACCTTTTTACATGCTGGACAGCTTTTCATAAATCTTAAATGCATAGCGCATTTAACTTCTATAAATTTTTTTTGTTTAATAAATAAACTTTTTATCCAGTTCCACATTATACTTTTTCCGCTAATTTAGAATCAATCTTTTTTTGTACTGCTTCTGGCAACTTAGAAAAATTTTTTTCTTGAGTACCTGTAGCATAATTTTTTCTCATCATTCCACCTGCCATCTTTTTCACTCTTTTAACAGGTGAACGACTGCAAGTAACTTGTGGGTTATATATTGGATTTGCCATTATACTCTTCCTCCTTTTTTAAAAGTAGTAGCATTTGGTAATTCTGTTTTAATCATTTTTAATGCTTTTGATGGTTTACCCATTTTTGTTTTTGGAAAATATCTCCTATTATTATCTAAGAATTTTTGTTTGTCTTTTGCAGTGGCAAATTCACTTGATGCAAAGCCTTTATCTTTTTTAAGCTTATCTATTCTAAATTCCCGCTGTCTTTTTTTTAAATCCTCTCTAGAAATAGATTTTGTAGGTTTTTTTTCAGTGGGTTTTTTTCTACTTTTTTTTGTACCTACAGAAAACATTTTTCTAGTTTGTATGTTGTATGTTCTCATTATTTTTT